TAAAAAAGGAATAAACCGCAAAGGTAAAGACGTAAGCCATAAGAAGATGTTAAGTAAGGGGGGCAGTAACAAAGACGGCACTAGACTGGAAAGCCCTTCAAAGAACCGTGCAAGAAACGGACAAAAGAAAAAGAAAAAGAAAAAGAAGACATAATATGGAGCGAGTAGTTTGGACATTATTAATAATAAAGCGGTGTTACTTAGATTACGTGAACCTAACAAGGTAACGAATGTAATACCCAAAAGCCGTGAATTAGCGGATAATAAAGTATTGGTTAATTGGGGACTTGAAGAAGCACTGAGTCTCAAGAAGTTAAATATAAAAGTACCTTCACCTATTGAAGGTAGGTACGAGTGGACAGGTAGATACAAACCTTTTGAACACCAGAAGTCTACAGCCGCTTTTTTAACAATGAATAAAAGATCATTTTGTTTTAATGAACAAGGCACAGGCAAAACAGCTAGTGCAATATGGGCATCAGATTTTCTAATGAAACAAGGGAAGATACGTAGGGTGTTGGTTATCTGCCCGCTGTCAATCATGGATAGCGCATGGCGTGATGACTTGTTTACCTTTGCTACTCACAGGACAGTATCTGTAGCGTATGGTTCTGCGGATAAACGTAAAAAAATTATTGGAGAAGGGTCTGAATATGTAATTATCAACTATGATGGTGTCGCTATTGTAGCTGATGAGATAAAGAAAGGTGGCTTTGACTTAGTCGTTGTAGATGAGGCAACACACTATAAAAATGCACAAACAACCAGATGGAAGACACTTAATAAACTGCTAACAGACGATATGTGGCTGTGGATGATGACAGGTACACCTGCCGCGCAAAGCCCTGTAGACGCGTATGGCCTTGCAAAAATGGTAAACAAAAATTTAGTTCCTAGGTTTTTTGGGTCATTTAAAGATCAGGTTATGACGAGGGTTTCTCAATTTAGATGGATAGTTAAACCCGCCGCAACAGAAATTGTGTTCAACTCGTTGCAACCTGCCATACGTTTTACGAAGGAAGAGTGCCTTGATTTACCCCCGATGGTGTATACCAAACGAGAAGTGGAGTTAACAAAACAACAAAAGAAATACTACCTAGAACTTAAAAATAAAATGATTATGGAAGTTACAGGGGCAGAAGTTACCGCTATGAACGCGGCGGTGAGCCTTAATAAACTACTACAGATTTCATCTGGGGCTGTATACACTGATGCAGGGGGTATATTAGAGTTTGATATTAGAAACAGATATAAAGTACTACGTGAAGTCATTGATGAATCAAGCCAAAAGATATTAATATTTGTACCCTTTAAACACGCTATAGAAATACTCACAGAAAAACTACGAACTGATGGCATAACAACTGAAGTGATTCAAGGTAGTGTATCTGTACCTAGACGGACAGAAATATTTAGAACTTTCCAAACAACTAAAGATCCACGCGTGTTGGTGATTCAACCACAAGCCGCCGCACATGGTGTTACGTTAACAGCCGCTAACACAGTGGTCTGGTGGGGGCCGACAAGCTCATTAGAAACTTACGATCAAGCTAATGCACGGGTACACAGGTCAGGGCAGAAACATAAATGTACAGTGGTGCAACTACAAGGTTCTGCCGCTGAAAAACACGTTTACAAGTTATTAGATAAAAGAATTAACGTCCACGCAGATTTAATTAATTTATACAAAGAAATACTTGACTAATGTATTAATAGATACTATATGTAAGTTCTCAATGCACAGAGGAGGGTAGTATGAGTAGTGAAATAACTCCTGATAAGCTGACTAAAACGTACATTAAGATACGTGCAGAACGATCAGCATTATCAGCGAAGTACAAAGAAGCAGATGCTATACTGATAAGACAGCAAGATAGCATCAAAAGAGCGTTGCTCGACCATTGTGATAGACACAATACTGAGAGCGTAAGGACTTCAGAAGGATTGTTCTTTAGGTCTATTAAAACGAAATATTACACAGATGATTGGGATTTAATGTATGAGTTTATTAGAAAGCATAACGTCCCAGAATTTTTTGATAAGCGTTTGAATCAGACTAATGTGAGGCAGTTCTTAGAAGAAAACCCAGACGATGTTCCTCCTAGTTTAAAGATAGATAAGGAACAAGTAATCACTGTAAGGAAGGTAAAGAAATGAGTGAATCATTTGTACCCATAGAAGATTTAGCTAAACATTTTTCGGTTAGCATATCTACGGTACGTGCATGGGTGAGACAAAAGCACATACCAGAGGACACCTATATAAAGGTGGGATCTACATATAGATTTCGTGTATCAGATGTAGAATCAGCACTCACTAAGGTTAATACACGCGAAGATGTCAGTAATGACTTAGAAGTAGCTGCAACACCACAAACTGTTGAAGTTGAAGTAGAAGAAGACCAAATGGAATTTGATTTGGATGAAGATGTATAATATTTATAAACCTCTGGAAGGAGAGCGATAATGGAAATATATAAGATTGAGAATGTAGAAGCCCTATGGCCTAAGATAGACCAGACGTACCACTTTAACGATAAGGTTAAACGTACTATACCTTGTGGGCCTAGAGAAGATAATGCGGAGTATTCTATAGAGTTTCGCATGAACAAAGACGCGGCACAGAAACTGCACAAAGCTATGTCTGCGGCTTACGATGCGAACCGACCAAAGGGCGCACCTGACAAGTTAGCCATACCATTTGTCAAGGAAGATGACGGTATGTATAAACATAAATCTGCTATAAAGGGCCAATATAACGGTAATCTTACACATAAGCCTGTGTTAGCAGATAGCCAAGGTCAGAGGTTACCAAGTGACTTTAAACTGACAACAGGTAGTACAGTGAACATCTACGTACAATTCATCCCGTATAAAATGGGGCCAAATTCTGGCGTAAGTTTACGTCTGAAAGGTGTACAGGTTATTAAATATAACGAGTATATACCACCCATTGAGTTTGACGTAGTTGAAGGTGGATATACTATGGATGGGGAGGATACTCCTATAGATATACCACCTGTTAAAGAAGCAGATTCTTTTGACGAGGAACCTGTGAAAGAGCCGAAGAAAGCCGCCAAGAAGACAGCACCGCCACCGACAGCTGCCACTGATGACGACTTGAGCTCTATTGTCGATGATTGGGACGACTGATAATTAGCAATAGAAATCCACTGCGGCTAGGTTATACCGAAAAGGGTAATATGCTGTTACCTCTGCCGCAGTGTCTTTTGGAAACGGTGGGTGGAGATTATGGAAACAACAAAATTTTTGAGGAGAGTGCTAGGTGGTGATGGTTTCTACTGCTTCTGCGCTTTTAGTGAACAGCACAAGATAACTAAATTTTATACGTCTATTGACGCTGTTGCATCCGCATCTGATAGTTTAGATGCACAAGGATATGATATATATTTCGGACTATCTACGTTTGAGACAGGTAACTCACGTAAGGTAGACAATGTGAAGTACGTTAACTCGTTCTTTCTTGATTTGGACTGTGGGCCTAGTAAGGATTACCCTAATCAACGGGAAGCATTGAACGATCTACGTAGATTCGTGAAGAAGCTATCTTTACCAAAACCTGTTATGGTGAGTTCTGGTAATGGTGTGCATGTGTACTGGACGTTGGTAACCCCTTGTTCAGTGGACGCATGGTTACCTGTAGCACTGCGTTTAAAGAAATTATGTGTCGAACACGCACTGCAGGCAGATGCGGCTGTTACTGCTGATGCGGCTAGAATTTTACGTATACCAAACACACACAACCATAAGAGTGACCCGCCAACAGAGGCCAAACTCATAGGAAATATGGACTCAGCACCTGTTGTGGACTTTGATGAGTTTTCTGATTTGTTAGGTGGTGGTGTACCTAAAGAACAAAAATTTACGCCTAATGCTATGACAGCCATGTTGATGGATAATACAGAGAATGTGTTTAAAGATATTGTTATAAAGAACCAAAAAGGCACGGGGTGTGGGCAACTAGATAACATCATTAAAAATCAAGGAGAGATAAGCGAACCTCTGTGGAGAGCAGGTTTATCTATTGCTAAATTCTGTATAGATGCTGACAAAGCTGTACATTACGTATCTAAAAAACACATTGGATATGACTATAATGTTACAGAGGAGAAAGCTAACCTTATAAAAGGGCCATACCTATGTAATACATTTGACGAGTACAACCCAGATATGTGTCACGAGTGTCCACATTGGGGTAAGATAAAGTCTCCCATTGCGTTAGGCAGACGGATTAAAGAAGCAGAGGAAGAGGTAGAAGCCCCTGCTATGAACTTACCTAATTCACCACTAAGTAAGTATGTTATACCTAAATACCCTAGACCCTACTTTAGAGGTGCAAATGGTGGTATATACATACAAGTCCGTGACCCCGACGGAGACCCAGTAGACAGACTAATATACCATAACGACTTATATGTTGTTAGAAGGTTACGAGATGCAGAGATAGGTGAAGCCATTGTTATGCGCCTGCATCTACCAAAAGACGGGGTAAGAGAGTTTACAATGCCGCTTACTGCGGTAACATCAAAAGAAGAATTACGTAAACAGCTTGCTATGCAAGGTGTAACACTATCAAAAATGGATGAACTTATGCAGTATATAACAACGTGGGTAAACGAACTACAGGCACAGGCAGAGGCAGACGAAGCGCGTAAACAGTTTGGTTGGACTAGTGATGAGGGAGGTTCCTTCATATTAGGTAACCAAGAGATTTTTAAAGATAAGGTGGGGTTCAACCCACCGTCAGCGCAAACAACAGGTCTGTTCCCAGCTTTTGAACCCAAAGGGACATTAGAAGATTGGAAAGATACTATGAACTTTTACAACCGTGAGGGTTTTGAGTTACATCAGTTTGTTGTGGGTACATCGTTTGGGTCTCCCCTAATGCAGTTTTCGCCTATAAACTGTGCGGCATTACATATATACAGTAAGGACTCAGGTGTAGGTAAAACTACAGCTATGGCGGCAGGTGTATCTGTATGGGGAAGCCCAGAGGATTTAATTATTCACGAACGTGACACATTTAACACAAAGATGAACAGGGGTGAAGTATACCATAACCTACCTTTATACATGGATGAACTTACTAACACGCCTGGTAGGGATCTGTCTAATCTTGCGTATCAACTTACGGGCGGTCGTCAGCGAGGTCGTATGTCTGCGAGTGCGAATATGGAGAGACATCGTGGTGAAGCATGGCGACTTCTCGCTGTAACGACAGGCAACACAAGCATGGTTGAGCGCATAAGTATAATCAAAGCTATGCCAAAAGCAGAGGCGCAGAGAATACTAGAGTGTAGAGTTAAACGTATACATTTTGATACCAAGGCAGAAACAGATAAGTTTAGCGCTGACATAAAAAATAATTACGGTCATGCGGGCAAAGAATACGTTCAGTATGTTATGAACAACGTAGAGGACGCTAAAACACTTCTCACTAAAGTGCAGAACAGAGTAGACAAAGAAGCAGGGTTGACCGCTGAAAATAGGTATTGGTCAGTGCTTGTTGCTTGTACAATAACAGGTTTAATACTAGCTAAACGTGCGGGATTAGTTGACTATGATGCGGGTAAGATATTCGCTTGGGCCGTTGCTAGGTTGAAAGAAAACAAACGACAAGTAGAAGATATGAGTGTCTCAGTCGAGGAGACTTTGAATGACTACATACATGAACATTGGAGTAATGTATTGTGGATTAAAAGCACAGACGACTTACGTAATTCTGATGTCACACAGTTAGTTATTCCAGAGGCACTGCCTAGAGGTAAGTTAGTTGCACGGTATGAAACAGATTTAAAGCGTGCCTATCTAGTACCTAAACCACTGAAGGAGTGGTGCGGTAAACAACAGATAAACTATGCCTCATTTATAAACGACCTTACTACCAAACTTGGCGCTACGAGAAAGAAGATGCGTTTGAGTAGAGGTACACATATGAACTTACCTCCGACATGGGTTATAATAGTAGATTGTTCAATAGAGAATGAAGATAAGACAGGGAATACTGAAGACACATGATTTAAACCCTGATGGGGTACGAATTATAGTGAACTGGGATAACATGGTAACAAGTTCTTCTGTGTTTATCTTGTGTACAAATACCCAGGGGGCAATAGAACAAGCTAAAAAAATAACAGATTCTAAGGGTTGGGAAACTAAAAGTCAGGTTAGAATAGAAAATAATAAATTGGGGGTTCGCATTTGGAGGATTGTGTGATATAGGGGTAGTACATAACTACTCCGCCCACTTGACCCGTCTGGCTAGGTATCAACTACGAAGGCGGGTCACTTTTATTTAAATAGCTGAAGTCCTTGATCCCATTGAGCGGAGTTTTCTTTCATAGCTTGTTCTAATGCCGATGAGAACTTCACTCCGTGGTGCATAAGCTGCGTAGTTTTTCTATGTGCTTTCATAGATCTTTCTATAGTCTTCGCAGTAATCGTATGGTCAGGATGTCTTCCGTTAAACGTATTCATGTCTTTTTGTATATCTTGTAACTCGTCCCAGTCACCCATAGTGTTAGCGACATAGTATTTCTTCAATAATTCACTACGTTTTTTATTGGTAGCAGTGTCTATACCTTTAAGTATATTGTTTCTTTCTTGTTGGAATGTATATTCGGTAGGGGCGAAGCCAATAAACTGCCCAAACTTTTCACCTAGAGACACGTCATCATGTATAGGATCACCACGCCTGGTTTTATATCCACCTTCAGCATTTATTCTACCAATACCTAATGGAGCAACTTTAAACATATTTGCTATACCTGCAGGTAGAAGACTTTCAATACCTCTTCTTGTTTCTCCGTTATATAAGTCCATTCCACCTCTGAATAGTCGTTTGCCTGTACTTAGAGCGGGACCACCAAGATGAAAGCCAAGAAAGCCTTCTATATCATCTGGCCCTCTAACTTGGTTGTATCTGTTGTTTTGTATTAGCAATCCAGTCAATCTAATTCTGTTAGAAACATCCATACCTGCCATTGTAGGTACACCCTTAAAGAACCCTTCTCCAATAGACTTACGTACCATAGTATCAAAATCTTCTTCCTCGTCATCTAAGAATAGGTTCCAGATCATACTAACAGCACCGTATAATGGTATGCCGTACACACCTGCAAAGAATAATGCTGTGCCATGAATACCTGCAAGTTGTTTCATTGCAATTTTACGTTCTTCTTTAGTAAAGTTAGATTTGTCTAACGCTTGTTTAGTGGATTTGAGCATGGTGTAATACATCTGAAGCCCGTAGGGTTTATACATAAACGCCACACGACCCAAAGCGTTTTGAGATATACTTGGCGCTGTTTCTAACACAGTACCACCATTTGTTTCTTGTGCTTGGTATATTGCTGATCTAGCCGCTTCGTCTGCTTGTGCTGCGGTAGGTTGAGTTTGCCCTTTCGTAAGTAACTGATCTATGTGTAGTTTATAAGCTGAGAGTATAGTAACTTGTCGGTTAAATCTTTCACCGTGATTAAAAGGTATGGCAGAAAAAGCAGAAATTCTATCTGCATAACTACGTTCTCGACCTGATTCGTCTAACCCTAAAGCATCTTGCAAGAAAGAAGTTGTTAACAACCCTCGTTCTGCCGCCATTTGCACAACGGGCGCAAGTTTTATATATTCTTCTTTTAGTCCATCAGGAAGCTCAAGGTCTTTCTTTAGTGTGTAAGTACCATCCTCTGCTATATCATACATATCAACCACATTATTTTTTGCGTTTAATACTAACTTACCCATTGTACCTATTGCTGCGGCTGTTTCTGGATACCCATACCTTGCTCCTAAATAAGGCATAACAAATAAAGGAACTTGCGATAGGTTAACAAGAGCTGAAGATATATTAAATCCGATTGTGTATATAAACGCCCCTTGGTTTAGAGCTTTTGATATACGTTGCGACGGTGGATTTCGTGCATAATTAAGGCGTTTGTTTAATTCTTTTCGTATTTCTTCAAACGATTTTTTAGCTGTAGGAGGTGGGACTAACTTATCTATCTCTGTTTGTAAATTTTTTAACTTAGCTCCATACTCTAATCTTTTAGTTTGTCTTCCTAAATCGTAAGCCTTAGTGCTCATAGCAATCAACGAGTCAGGTATAAATCCTGGTGTTCCTTTACGTTTCTTTAATTGTTTAGCTAAAGATGTTTCTGGTAAAGTGTTTAAGAATAAGGTTATTATTTCATCTTTAACATCTTTCCCTATTCTAATAGTATTTCCATCTTTATCTTTTCGTTCTTTCCCTAATATATCTAAAGTTTGAGCAACGAAAGACGTTGGTGGGGCTTTTTGAAAATCTTCTATATTTAATTTTTCATTTTTCTTAATATCTATAGTTTCTTGTCTTACATTGGGGTTGTTTTTAAGGTCTTCTGCCGCATAATCACGTTCAAGTTCAGTAGCAAACATTTCAAACACGTAAGGATCTGCTCCTTTAGGCACGGACTCTGGCTTTAAATTGTAACTTAATATATACTTACCTTTACGTACCAAGGGGAAATACACATCTAAAGTACCTAATTTAAATATTTTGTTAAATACTTTACTTTTTAATACCTTAGCAGTTTCAACGTCAGTGCCCATAGCATCGTCAATACGACCGTTTATAGTTTGTTTAAGTTCATCGTACATTTGTTTATATGTAGTATTCATTTTATTATATATGTGTTGCCCGCCAGATTGTTTTAGAGAGTTCCATAAAGGTTGTTGTTGTTCCCATATAGCAAATTTTTCTGATTCAGGGTTAAGTTTAGAAGAATCATATTTGGGGTCAGAAAACTTTTCAGCTACAATATCACGTTGTCTTTTATCTTTAAAATATCTTCTTTTAACTTCACCTTTGTTATTAGTGTACTCCAAAATATATCTAGTATATTTTTCTTCTGCTTCTTTTCGTGTAAGTGTGGGATCTACTTGCTGTATGGTAGATCCATAATTTATATTATATATTAAATCGTCTAATATTATTTTTGCTTTAGGATTGTTCTTAGTCCATTGCACTAAAAGCTGTACGACTTTTTTTACTCTTTCATCAGACATATTTATAGCTCCACGTTGGCGTTGCATCGTCTCATCAGCATCATATCCTAACCTACCAAAACCTGCTCCTTGAGCTATATCCCCCACACCTTGAGAACCTACCAAAGATAAATATGCCTTTGTAAATTTTTCTGTACCCGTTTTTAAATATTCGTTTGATTCTGCAGCGAATCTAGTTCTGCCTGCTTTATCTATTTTACCAGCAAACATTTTATTTATTTTTTCTAGGAAACTTAATGTTTGTTTTGTTGAAGCGGGGTTAGAGTTAAGTTTCATAATCCCTGCGTTTCTAAATTCAGGCGCAGGAGCTAAAAGACCTTCGTATATATCATTACCGTTAATTAAAGTATCTAAGGCGTCTAGTGCTGTAGCTTCATCTTTAATTATTTTTGGGTCAAACTCAGGTATATATGTAAGAGCTACAGTTTTCTTACCTGTTATTCTACGGAAGAAATTAGCTATAATATTCTTTACTCTTTGAAGCGCACTTATACGTTCACCTTTGATATATATTGATGCCAGTGTTTCTTGAAACTGAGGGTTACTCATAACTTCTGCTACAAATTCTTGTAAGTTAGTTGACCCGTAAGCGGTGCCTGTTAAACCTTTAACAGCTTCAAACAAAGTATTTATTTGGTTTCTAGTAGGACTAGATTTGTTATCCAACTCTGCAGATACAGCAGCGTGGGCCATCTCATGTAGTAACGTGTGAGTATTTAAACCGCTATCTGCGTTTAAACGTATGGTGTTAGTCTTAGGGTCAAACGACCCCGCAGAATCCATAGTAGCTACAACTTTTAATTTTGTAGCACCTGCATATTTTATTAATCTATTAGCCAATTCAGCAATACTTTTGTTAGGTGTTGTATGTGCTAGGTCAGCTAACGCAGAAGATAATTCTCCATTTTTAAGGAAAGATATAGTTGATGGACGCATTGGTATATCCATATCAACTACATACTCTTCAGGAAGTTTTTCTCTATAAGGTTCCCAACCTTCACGTAAGTTCCAGTCTTTTGCACGTTGAGCTGCTGCTTCATCTCTAGCTACCGCTTTTCTATCGTTAGTACTAGTTGCATCTTTATTAACAAATGTAGCTCTGGTAGTTTCAAACCACTTTATGGCTTCGTCTGATAAATTATTATTAACCCATGTCCTAAATTTATTACCTGCTCTTTTGTTCATACCTGCATAATAAGCATCAGCTCTTGGCATACCTGTTTTTTGTATTTGACCACCTTCTACAGCAGATGCATATGCAGCGGCGTACAAAGCTTGCATCATGGTAAAATGTTTATAGAAAAATACATTTGGTTGTCGAGATTTAAACTGTGTGGTTTCTAGTATAACTTCCATATCCCGAATAGATAAAACATTTGGTGGGTTTTCAAAATCACCACGAAGCTCTTCATGGTATAACTTTACAAGATCTTCCATTTTACCATCAATGGTATTGCTAAACTCTTTTGCTAAACCTTTTTTAGTTTTTTCTGTTCTTCTTTCAGTATCTCTTGCTCCCGCTTTTTTCATTTCAGACACTCTAAAATCAAGAATAGCTTGAACTTCAGCTTCGTCTTCTATATTTTTTATAAATTCTTCAGCTTTTTTATATTTTTCTGCCGCAATTTTTTCTGTTTTACCTGTTTGAATGTCTGCTATAGCCACCAGCATTTTAGTGTTTAATGACCGTATTGCTTTGTCTCTACTATCCTTAGTATACGTGTTAGTATACGGAATAGTTTTAAACTTTGCTTTTAATTCATCTAATTTAGCTGTAAAGTTTTTCTTAACTACATCTATATTAGCTCTCCGACTCCTAGAAATAGTTTGCCTTGCGTCAATGGCATCCCCTGCTGCGTCTAAGTCAACGTCGTCTGGTGTAACCTCTTTTGGAGCGGCTTTTGCTTCTTTTAAAGCTTTTATTCTTTCTCCCTCTTCCTTAACAGTATCTAAA